TCTGGGAGCCGCCCCACTTCATCGTCTCCAGGAACTGCGACTCCTCGGGCGCGATCTGGATCTGCTTGTACTGCCAGCCGCCGCCCATCACCACCGGCTCGCGCTTGCCGTACATCGCCGACATGAAACGCTTCTTGATCGTGTCGGCGTCGCCCTGCTCGACCAGCTTCTGCGTGTCGTTGGTGATGACGCCGGTTGGGTGGCCGCCGCCGTCGAACCACTGGTTGCCGAACTGCTGCGCGGCGCGCTTCCCGCGCAGGGTCTCCTGCTGGTAGCCGATCGGCGACATGCCGACGGGCTTGCCCGGCATCCGGTAGGACGGGGCGTGCCAGACGTCGCGCGGATCCATCTCGCGGGCGCCGAACCGCCACTCGATGACGCCCTTGCTGTTGGTGCGGACCTTCACCTGATCTGGGTGCTGCAGCTCGATCTGTGTTGGCCGGCCGAACGCGCCCCGGCTCACGATCTCCCCGTACGCGTTTCCTCGGAGCAGGGAACTGATCTGTACCTGGTACATCCAGTCCATGACGTCGGACTCGGCGGCGGGCTGGTCCAGGATCTGAGGCGGCGCGGTCAGGCGCGCGGCGGCCCCGACGCCGATCTCCGGGCCGCGGTAGCCGTCCGGATCCATGATCGAGACCATGGAGGCGATGAGGTCGACGCACTTCCACACGGCGGCGTCGCGCAGCGCGGAGTCGACGCTGCCGCCGGCAACGTCCTGCTGCGCCTGGATGTGCGCGCCGATCAGCGGCAGCTCAAGGAACTGAAGCGCCCGGCGTTCGCGGCCGGCGGCCGGCCGGGCCTTGGCCTCGAACAGTGCCATCAGCGCTGCGCCGAATCGTCGGCGGAGTGCCGGGGAATCTGCTGGCCGACCAGGAAGAGCGAGACGCCGGCAGTGATGACCCCGGCGGGAGAATAGATCATGCCGACACCCCACGAGACGATTCCGAGTCCCGCCAGCTCAGGCAGGAACCGCGCGAGGCGACGCGCTACACCAACAGCGTAGCCGCCAGCGGTCGCCAGACCTAGAACACACGTGCGAATCTTGGTCATCACCATATCTGATCCAAAGGGTTCGGCTCCGGGTCGTGGAGCAGCTGGGCCAGCGTCCACACGCCGATGCACATAGCCACACAGGCATCGATGTGGATCTTTGACTTCGATTTCTTCAGCGTGAAACCACGTTCCTGCTGCGCTTTCACCGCCGCCTTGACCTGGCGAGCCAGCTCGGTATCGCCGTTGTGGACAATCCCCGCGGCCCTGATCTGGTCGAATGTCTCACCGCACGCCGGCGCCATACGCTCCGGCGTCTGATCGAACTGAATGACCTCAAGATCGTGTTCGTTCTCCAGTTGCTCGGCGGGCAGCTGAAAATACCGTGGGTCATACGAGACGCCGCGGAAGCGAAGGCCGAGCTCAAGCGCGCGCTCGGCGATGTACTTGAAAACCTCGAGGTGCGGGATCTGCTTGTTGGCCGGGTACCAGATCTTCGCGGTGACGGCGTACCGGCCGTCGGCCAGCTTCGCCACCTCGACCACGGCGACGCTGTCGCGGCGCAGCGCCATGTCGACGGCGAGCACGGTCGGTTCGTCGCCGACGAGTTCCCAGGTGCCCTGGCATGCGGCCCATGCTGCGGGATGCTCCTTGAGCCACGAGTCTTCGGCGACGTCGACCCAGCGGTTCGCGTAGTAGCGGATCCAGTCCTCGCGGGGCATGTCGTCGTCGTCCCACTCGGCTACGCGAGCGGCGACTGACCAGATCACGTCCGCGGCCCCGGAAGCGGCCCGGACCGCGATCTCGCGGTCGCGCGGGTCGTCATAGTCCAGGCCGTCGGGCGCCTCGCGCCAGTCCATCAGGAACCGGGTCGGTTTGCCCTGGGCCTCCTCGCGCTTGCCTTGCTTGTACATCCGGCCGAGCATCGAGTGGTCGAGGTCGAACCCGGCCGTGGACAGGTCGATGTAGCGGCCCTTGCCGCGGCGCACTTTGCGGTAGCCGCCGCCTGGCTTCGGGATCCGGTAGGTGAGCGTGCGCTTCGATGTGCCCATGGCCACGACGCGGTGGAAGCGGGCCTTCGGGTCGCCGATGTCGCCGTACTCGTGGGGCTCGTCGAAGAGCGCCAGCGTGGGGTTGCCGCCCTGGTTGGTGCCGGCCACGGTTGCTGTGCGGAAGAGCCGGCCGGGCCGGTGGTCGACGTGCTTGGTCTCGGCGTCGTAGACCTCGAAAAACCCGCGCAGCGGGGCCTGTTCAACCTCTTGGTCTCGGCCGCCCATCATCACCGCGGCGGCGCCGTAGAGAATGTCGGCCTGGTCCCATGAGGCGGCGGCGACGATGACGTTCGGCGAGTACGGACACACCTGCGGGGGTCCGGCGAACTCCAGCACCGCGATCATCGCGATGAACGAGGTCTTGCCGCCGCCGCGGGCCTCGCCGCGCAGGGCACGGTTGTAGTGCCACCAGTCGCAAGAGGGGCAGTACTCGTACCAGCGCCACAGGAAGACCTTTTGGTCGTGGCGCAGCACAACCGGCTCGCCGAAGGAGTCGCCTTCAGCGAGGATCAGGTTGTCTTGGATCCATCTGACCGCGATTCCGCCGAATGACGGCCACTTTCGGCCGTTTTCAGGCTGCCACCCGCAGTGCGTACAGGTGTCTGGTCCTGGCGGAAGGGCCAGTTCAGCGCGGGTCGTCGTCGCTGTCGTCACCGGCGTTCTCCGGCTGTATGTACCGCGCGTTCACATCGTCGAGGGCTTGCTTCTCGGCCAGCAGCGTGATTCCGAGGTCCGCGCGGTTCTTCGCGCCGATGCCGAGCTGCCGCGCGGCGGTCATCGCGTTCTTCAGCGACGACTCGGCGACCGCGTACAGCGGATTCGCCACCTGCTGGCCCATCGAGCCTTTCACCAGCGGCTGCTTGTCGGCCTCGGCCTTCTTCCGCAGGTAGTCGTCGTAGCCTTCGATCCATATCCGCGCGAACATCTCGTCGGCGGCGGTCTGCGTCACCGCGGCGCCGTCGGCCCAGTACGAGTCCCACATCTCCCGCGACCGCGTCAGCAGCGCCTTGCGGTTGATGGCCGGCGGTCCGGCCGCGCCGGACGCCGCCAGCTCGACGCGGCGACCGTTGCGCGGGTCGACGGCGGCGCCCGCGGGCTTCTTTGTGCGCGGCATCAGCGCACCGGGTGCCGCAGCAGGCTGGCGCGCCAAGACGCCATGACGGACTCGGCCCAGGCTTCGGGGACCCAGATAGGCGCGTGGCGGGTCACCGGCAACTGCGGGCCGTACGGCTCGTTCTCCCAGGTGAACGTGTACTTGTGCGGGCCCGGATGATGCATGGGCAGCTCGCACTCGAACCAGGTGCTGTCGTCCACGTCGACCTGGTGGTCACAAGGCGGTCGGTCGTCGGTCACCAGTTGCCCGCCGGCTTCGGTTCGGGCCGGTTCGCGCGCTCCCACTCCAGCACCGAGGCCTCGGCGTCGCCGTGGACGTGGATGCAGACGGCCGGGGTGGTCTCGCGCTCGGCCAGCGCCGCGTCCAGCTCGGCCTGTGTCGCGACGGTGCGGCAGTCGGCGGATTCGTCAGCCATGGTCGTTCTCCTTCGAAGACGTCGGCTCCTTCGGCTGGAGCGCGTTCCACCAGTCGATGGCCTTGTTGCACAGGGCGGCGTTGAGCCGCGTTCCGATCACGGGCATGTCGTGCTCGCGGAGGTAGGCCTCCGTAATGCGGTACAGCTCTTCGGGGATCTTGTCCCCTGCGATGAGGTGCGGCATGTCAGTCATGCGGTGGACTCTTCTGCGCCTCGCAGATAGGCCTCGAACGCCTTGGCCGTTTCGACGGCGTCCAGGGTCAGCACCTCATCGCCCAGGCTGGTCAAACCGCTCGTCGCGCGCGCGACATGAAGCTGGACGGCCAGCTCAAGGGCGCGCATACGACGCCCCTCCTCGATCATTTCGCTGGGCTCCGGATACGTGTCAGTCATGGGCGACATTCTGACCCTTCCTCAAGATCGTTGAAAAA